AACGGTGCTTCCTGATGAGATAGCCAAGACGCTTTCGGCTACTATGACGGTGTCACCTTCTGATGCAAACGATAAATGGTATTTTAAGAAAACAAGCGTATCAAATTCTAGCACAGATTTGATAGCAGGTAACTACACGGATTACACTGCCGTGGACGATGACACAGCACCGACAGCAGTAGCGACGGGCGACAAAGTAAATTTTATATTTATAAAGAATATCGACACAAACAGTAGAAGTATCTACATAGTGTTGGATGCAGGCACAGCATCGTCTTCAGCAGGTGATGGGATTACAATAGGTCCGAATGAGTTCTTTTGTGCAAGATTACCAAATACAACAGTCGCTGATATACACGCAATATCATCAGCATCCACAGCAGAGGTTTTAGTTTGTGCATTACTAGATGATGTAGGTTAAGGAGAAACAGATGGCTAATACATTTAAGAACAAAGTGTATGATGGCTCGAACACATCGGCTAACGCTTTGATGAATGTCTACACGGCTCCATCTGCTACAACAACGGTTGTGATTGGTTTGACACTAGCAAACACGACTACAAGTCAGATAACAGCCGACATTAAGTTAAGTGCAGGGCAGACTGTGTTTTTAGCCAAGACCATACCGATACCCTCTGGATCATCCTTTGAATACATGGGAGGTAACAAGGTTATTATGGAGACAGGTCATACGTTAAGTGTTTCATCAAACACAGCGAATAGCCTAGATACTGTAGCCAGTATAATGGAGATTACATAATGCCATACATAGGAAGCCAAGTTGGTTCTAGTTTTTCATCAAGACCTGCAACGCAGGAGTTCAATGGAGACAACTCTACAACGGTCTTTACGTTAAACCAGACTGTAGCTCAAGAAGACATCGTAGTCAGCGTTGACGGTGTAATACAAGAGAGTGTAGACGCATTTACAGTGCCTAATGGCACTAACCTTACGTTTACAGAAGCTCCCTCAACTGGCACAGGTAATATCTTTGTTATATATCTTGGTGCAACAGATACAAGTATTACGATACCGACACAGAACAAAGGCAACTTTAAGAATGGTGGTATGTTTAGAGTTAACTCACAAACTGTAGATGTAGATACAACGATTGAAGCTACAGAGAATGCTACAGCGACAGGACCTTTGACAGTATCTTCTGGCATAACCATCACAGTAAACTCAGGGGGCAATCTAGCAATCATATGAGCAATCTTCTAGTACAGAATATAAAGCATACGAATGGCACTACGGCTATGACTGTCGATAGTAGTGGGAGAGTTGCAACCCCTGCTAGACCTGCTTTTTCTGCTAGAAGAACTTCCAATCAAAATTTTTCTGCAAGTGGTTACCATAAAGCAGAGTTTCCTACTGCTGAATTTAATATAGGCAACCATTACAACACAAGTAATTCTAAATTTACATGTCCAGTAGCAGGGGTCTATCTTTTTGCTGTGCATGTTTATATTTATTCGTCAAATAACCCAGAGGTTAACTTTTATATAAATAGTATAAACAAGGCTAGAATGACTAATCAACTTTCTTCTAGTAATGTCAATCCAAACTCAGCAAACGGAACAAAATTATTTAATTTATCAGCAAATGATGAAGTTGAAGTGTATATTTATACAAATCAAGCTAGCGATATGTACTGGGGTGACACTAATACACCGGCTTCGTTTTTTTGTGGACATTTAGTAGGATAAAGAATGAGTACATTAAGAGTAAACAGTATAGGTAGTCAGGAAAAATCCACGTCTTCATCTATTTATAGATTTCAAACACAGTTTATTATTAATAACAACAGCGTTGGTGGTAAATCATTTAACTCAACATCTTTTACGGAAGTGGCTAGTGACATGAGAATATCAATCACGCCCTCTTATACAGATTCACTTATTTTAATTAGATATCATGTTTTGATTGGTGGCAATAACTCTACTTTGGTTAGGCATTTAAAAATACGAAATGTGACAACTAGCACTGATGTAGATTTAAGTCATGCAGCAGAGGGCAGTAGAACAAATATGCATGGTAGCCACAGAAACCAAGACAATGACGCAAATGATGTTGATATGATTACTATTGAGGCTGCTGAAATCTCTGGTTCCACAACAGCGAGAACGTACAGTTTGTTTGGAAAACTAGAGAGTGGTTCAAGCGACACTTTCATCAATCATACCACTACAAACACAGCAGCCATAGGTTATGTAAAGCCAATGATTACAATACAGGAAATGTCTAAATGAGTACACTATCAGTAGACACAATACAGGGTAAAACAACAAGTGGTACTATCACTATCCCAAATCATGTTGTCCAAGTCGTGACACATACTTTTTCTGATGCTTTTAGTTGGAATAGTGGTGGAGAAATCACAACAACGTCTTTCACAATTACTCCAAAAACAAGCACGAATAAAATTCATTTATTTGGAGTATGTGGTCACTATAGTGCAGGAGATAGCAATGCTTGGAGTGCTACATGGACTAATACTATTTTTAATGGGTCTACTAAAGTCTTTCAGTCTGAGCATGATGGGATAATTACTGGGAACGTAAATACATCAAGTACAGTTGGTTTTAATTGTCCTATAGCAACTAATGCAACTGCTGGTACACCCATTACCATCACTCATAAAGTAAATCTTACAACGGGTACAGCAACCCATCAATTAAATCGTTCACCAAGAACAACAGAATTTATAGTAATGGAAATAGCACAATAGGAGAAAAAATGACAACAATAGCACAAGCATTAACGAGTTTAGGAATTACAGAGTGGGTTTATAGGGGTGAGGATGCAACTTCAGAAGCAGAATTCAACGCAAGGTTTCGTAAAATTACTGGAACAGATAAAAATGGTTCAGGCATTGAAAGTGCAGACCCAAAGGACTGGGGTGTAACATATGCACAGGTAGCAGGTGAAAGGACATTACTGCAAAGCCGTGAGCCAATGCGATTGCTTCGTGTAGAACGAGACAAATTACTGGCAGAAACAGATTGGATGGGGAATAGCGATGTAACTATGTCAAGTGCGTGGAAAACCTATAGACAAGCTTTGAGAGACTTACCTGCAAACTCTGATCCAAAGCTAGATAGCGGTGGTCAATTAGACATGAGTAGTGTAAAGTTTCCAACTAAACCAAGCTAGGAGAAAAAAGTGCCTTTAACAAAAGTTAGAGTAGGGGGAATGCAGGACATTACGCATTCAGAGGTTGGTAGCAACAAACATCCAACTATTGTTTATCCCCCCACAAATACTGTTTTTAGTAGATGTACGCAAATACATGATTTTACCTCTTATTGGAAATATTCTGGAAAAGTTGGAAACAGAACAGATGCACCTACTAGCGTATCGAGTGATACAGTATTTAGTAACTTTGATGTTGATATGAGTTCATGGTATCAGAGTGTAAATCTTACTGATGCAAATTTTGTAGATGCTACTGAAACTGGAGATAATTTTTTCTGGTATGTTTCAAGACTTGTTTATCTTGAAGCAGGATTGTTTAGCTTTGAGGGGGATAAAGATGACGATCATGTTTGGTATTTTGTTCCTCCTTCTGGAACTCCTATTCAAGCAGGGGGAGACATAACGGACACTGATGGAAGTGGTGCAGGAGCTTATAACAGTAACAATATTTCAGTGACAACATCTGGATTTTATAGATGGGTTGGACGTTTCATTGATGGAAGTGGTGGAGCAAAATCAAGATTGTTGAGGGTAACAAAGGGCCTTGATAGAATATGGACACCAGTCAATGAACATCCTGCTGAAACAGTAATAGATTCTTCAACGCATCAAAGAACTGATGTTATCGCGGCAACAAGTGCTAGTGGTGTAGAAGCTCTTGTCACACCTGCAATCAGAAGTAAAACGCTTACCAGTAAATTTAGAATTAATGCAATTGTTTCTGGTCAGGGTGGTGATGACACACAAACAGAATTTCAATATAGTATAGATAATGGTAGTAATTATACCATTATAAGTCAGATGGGAGATCATTCTTGGGATCATATTTCCAATAACGGAGCAATATCACTTGGGTATAATTACGAGTTTAAACCATACGCGGCAATTGATTCTTTAGTCAAAGTAAGAGCCGTAATCAAAGCAGAGAACGCAAATGATGGTGGATTTTTTCTAAACAGTGGTATCAATCCACAGCCCACTGGTTTTAACAAAGATTCATCTACGTCAACAATTCAATTGCAAGAAATAGTTTAATAATGAGGAAAGTATAATGCCATACATCGGGAAAGCACCCAATCAAGGTGTTAGAACACGCTTCATATACCAAGCCACAGCAGGACAGACTTCGTTTAGTGGCTCAGATGCTAATGCAAACGTATTGAGTTACAGTGATGGTGAGTATGTAGATGTCTATCAAAATGGTGTTTTGCTTAAACCTGCAACAGACTACACCTCTACCTCTGGTACAACGGTGGTGTTAGTAACAGGAGCATCATTAAATGATGTGATAGAGATTGTAGCCTACGATGCGTTTACAATAGCCAACAGCTACACCAAAGCAGAATCAGATACACGCTACCCTTTTCTTGGAAACGACAGTATAATACGAACCAACGGCAACAGTATCACGGCAGATATAACAATACCAAGTGGTACAAACGGATTGTCAGCAGGACCTATAACCGTTACAAATGCTACAATCACAGTTAACGGAGTGTATACAATAGTATGACCAGTAGATTATTAGTAGATAAGATTGAAGGGAAAGCTACGAGTGGCACTATTAATATCCCAAATCATATTATAAATGTTACACAAGCTGTAAAAACAGATACACAAACAGCAAGTGCTTTTACATTTGTAGATATAACTGGGTTGTCTGTAACAGTAAATCCAGTAAGTACATCTAGTAAATTTTTTATAAATTTTCTTGTAAGGGGAGCATCCAATTATTTTACCTCTTATGTCAGGTTGTTAAGAAATTCAACTGAATTAGGTGCAAATGCTGATGGTTCTGGAGATAGCAGATTACGCATAGCATCTGCGATAGTTGAAGATCAAGGGCCAAGTAATTCTCATGGAATAATGCACGATCACAATTTTCAGCTTGTTGATGAGCCAAATACCACATCTGCATTAACATACAAATTACAAATGTCAGGAAGAAGAACGACAGATTATATGCACGTTAATAGGTCAGTTCCAGATAGACAACAAACTGAGTATGACACGCGATCAATATCAATGTTGCAAGTTTTTGAAATAGGTGGGTAATGGCAAGTGAACTTCATGTAGATGCAATAAAACATTCTGGTGGCACAAGTGCCATGACGATAGATAGTAGTGGAAGAGTCCTTTCACCTTCTGTTCCTTGTTTTTATGTGTATAATAATAATACTGATTTTAGTGGAGCCTCTTGGCAAAAATGGGGGGCAAATGTCGCTGTTACAAATAATGGGAGTCATTTCGATTTATCTAACGATAGGTTTACTGCTCCTGTAGCAGGGAATTATTTTATGGCATGGCATTCTCTTGCTAGAAATACAGGAAGTGGTATGAGAGTCGCATGGTATAAAAATGGGGCAAAATTAAATAATCCCTCTACGGCTAATGCTTCAGATATTTATAATGCTCAAGCTAATGAAATAAATATTGCCATGACTGGAATATTTAGTCTAAATGCAACTGATTATATTGAGGTGTATTACAATGCTGCAAGTGGTGATTTATATGGAAATTCTAATCATCACAATGCTTGGACAGGATATTTAATAGGATAAACAATGGCATCAATACTTAAAGTAAATACCATACAAGATGCAACGAACTCTAATACGGCTATGACTGTTGATAGTAGTGGAAGAGTTACATATCCCTCTCGTCCTTTTATTTCATTTCAAGGTTCTAGTGATGCAAATGTAAACATTGGAAATGATGAAATGTTTGGTGCAACAAATGATGGGCAGACAGCCTTTACGACAAGTGGTTCACTGGGACAAGGCATTAGAGGAATAACCTACAATAGTGCTACAGGTATTTTTACTGTGCCTGTTGGTGGGTTTTACCATGTTGGATTTACTTTTTATTTCAATCAAGCTTCAGACATCAACACTAGAGTGCAATTGTATGTCAATGGAACTTTACACGCTATGGGTCATGCTCAAATGCCATATGGAAATATTTCTTTGAATCATGCTCTCGTGCTAAGTGCAAATGACCAACTCCGTTTTCAAAATGATTCTGGTGACGCTAGAACTATTTATGAAGGTGCTGCACACCAATTTGGGTACATTTATTTAATAGGATAACACCATGAGCAAAGCAGCAGATTTAGCAAACCTTATAGGCAACATCAACATGGGTGGTGGTGGAGTAAACAAAAATTTGTTAATCAACGGCTCTATGGCTGTTGCTCAAAGAGGAACAACTCACACAACAGCATCAGCATATACTTTGGATAGATGGACAATCAGTGAAACTACAGACGGAGCAGTAACAATAACACAAGATAGCTCTGTCCCAAGTGGGTCTGGTTTATCTAATAGTTACAAGTTAGATGTTACCACAGCAGATACATCTCTAAGTTCTGCTCAAAGGGTCTTTCCCCATCAAATAATTGAAGCACAAAATTGTCAAATTTTGCAATATGGAACATCTGAAGCAAAACCCATAACTCTTTCGTTTTATGTTAAAAGCAATGTAACAGGAACATATACAGTATTGTTCTACAATAGTGATGCTAGTAAACACCAATCTGCTACTTATACAATAGACTCAGCTAACACATGGGAACAAAAAAAGATAACTATACAAGGTGACACAGCCTCTGGTTTTAATGATGACACTGGAGCAGGACTAGAAATATCATGGTGGTTAGCGGCAGGCTCTTCTTACACAAGTGGTACTCTTGGAATAGGTTCTTGGCAAAGTGAAACAGCAGCAAACAAAGTAAGTTCCAGTAATGTTAATATTATGAGTAGTACTGATAATGAATGGTTTTTGACTGGCTGTCAGTTAGAAGTAGGGCAAAACGCAACAAGTTTTGAGCATGAACCTTTTGAGAGGACATTTTTAAAATGCAGTAGATATTTCCAAAAATATTATTCTGGTAATGAGTACACTATTTTTTTAAATGGTGGAATAGATAATGCAAGTGGTGATGCGTATTTGCAAGGTGCTTTGCGAACACAAATGAGAGCGACTCCAACATACTATGCTACAAACTCTTATCTATACTCTCAGCCAGGGTCAACAATCTCTTATAGTGGCACACCAACTAATAGATCTAGCCCAGATTACGCTACAATGGGATATAATGTTGGTGCAGGCTCACAAGGTCATGCAATAAGGTTTGAGTCAAGTGGTACTAGTGGCACTGTAGAATATGATGCAGAATTATAGGAATTAACATGGATATAAAATTAGCACAATGGATAAAAAGTGGAGAAGATAAAGAACACTCTATTGCATTAACAATAGGAGAACAAATATTTTCTGTTCCCAAAGACCCAAACAACAGACACTACGCAGAAATAATAAAACAAGTAGAGGAAGGTAAACTGACAATTAAGGACGCTGACTAATGCTTGGCTTCAATGCCATATCAGAAGTCTCTATTGCAGAACTGCCAGGTGCTTTTGTACCTATAGAAAACGGACTACCGTCAACCTCGGCTATTGGAGCGGTGGGCATTGAAGCAACGGGTGCTGCTAACGCAGCGGGTCAAGCATTGACCTTGGCTCTTGACGATGGATTTAGCGTCACGGGAACAGCAAGTATTTCATTGACTGGAATTTCTGCTACACTTTCTTTGGCAGATGTATTAGTATGGGGCAAGGTGATACCTGGTGTTACAACGACATACGCGAATGTCAGCACCTCGAACACCCCAACGTGGACGACAGTTACCACTGGAGCCTCGCAGACATGGACAGAAGAAAAGAGGTAACA